ATGATTTGCCCCACCTGCAACGCGTGGACCCGCACGCTGGAGACGCGGGAGAAGCCCGGGCACATCACGTACCGCCGGTACGAGTGCGCTAACCTACACCGTTTCACGACACTGGAGCAGGCGGTACAACTGAAGCCGGGCCCTAAACCGAAAGCAAAACAATGAGCACCGAACTGAAGTCAGGGATAGAGCAGGCCGTGGCGGCCGCAGGGTCGCAGGCCAAGCTGGCCGACATGCTGGGCTGCACGCAGCAGAACGTGTCGTTCTGGGTGAGGCAGGGCTACGTGCCCGTGGAGCGCATCCGGGAGATTGAGCAGGCCACCGGCGTGCACCGGTCTATACTGATCGACCCTGCGCTTATAGACCTGCTGTCACCGGCGTCGGACCTATAATCGTTTCGGAACACGGCTAGGTGCGAAGTCATGAGCGCACCGAAAAGCGAACTACCCACGCAGCCGTTGTTCACTTTTTATTTGGGTACGTTTGGGTATAAAAATGACACAGACAACGCCAGACCTGCCACCAATCGGGCAGGTATTCAAGCCGCAGCACATCCCGCAGCAGCTCAAGGACATGCGACGCTGGGCACCGTGGAAGGCCGTGTGGAACGAGATCCGGCAGAAGTACGACAAGATCCCCTACCACCCCGACCACTACGGCCTGAGCACCAAGGACGTCAAGCGCTGGGTTGACTTCGACACCGCCAACAGCTCCCAGCGGCTCAACCCCGGCAAGTACAAGGGCGTGGGCTTCGTGCTCACCGACATCACCGACGTGGTGGGCATCGACCTCGACGACTGCGTGGCAGACGGCAAGATCGCCGAGTGGGCTCAGGAGATCATCTCCGCCGTGGGCAGCTACACCGAGTTCAGTCCCAGCCGCAAGGGCATCCGCATACTGGCCACCGGCACCTTCCACACCGACTGGAACAACCACGACGTGGGCATCGAGGTCTACGCGGGCCACGCGCCTCGCTTCCTGACCATCACCGGCGACGTGTCCTACAACCGGCCCGCGCTCATGCGGGAGGCCCCCGCCGAGGTCCTGAGCGCCCTGCACAGCCGCTACGGCCGTGGCCGGACCACCGCCAACGTGATACCCATCCAGATGCCCGAGCTGATCCCCTACGTCCTGCTGGACGACGTGGAGGACATGGACATACCCGACGCCACCAAGGAGATACTGCTGCACGGCCCGGACGAGACCGACGACCGGTCGCTGGCCCTGCACCGCACCGGCGTGCAGCTCTACAGCGCGGGCTACAGCGACGCCGAGGTCCTGTCCATCATGGCCAACAGCCAGCCCCTGTTCGACGTGGCCCTGTCCCACCGCCGCATGGACGACGAGCGTGCCCTGCAGTACCTGTGGGTCGAGCACTGCCAGAAGGCCAAGCCCAAGGCGGTCACCAAGGACGCCACCATGGCCGATTTCCAAGACCTGAGCAGCGACCCCGAGGTGGCCGCCCAGACAAAAAAGTCCGAGGAGGCTAGGGCCAAGGCCGAGGACCGGTTCAAGCTGGAGACTGCGGCCGAGTTCGCCCAGCGCCGCAAGTCGCTGTGGATCGTCAAGGGCGTGGTGCCCATGGCCACGCTGGGCGTTGTCTACGGCGCGTCGGGCTCGGGCAAGTCGTTCTGGCTGTTCGACCTGATGGCCGCCGTGGCCCGCGCGCAGGCCGTGAAGGACACCGCCAACGCCGTGCAGGCCCTGTGGCGTGGCAAGAAGATAAACCCCGCCCGCGTGTGCTGGATCGCCGCCGAGGGCGTGGAGGACATGCGCAAGCGCGTCTTGGGCTACTGCACCCACCAAGGCATACCGCTGGCCGATCTGCCCATGGAGTTCATTGGCGAGGCCCCAAACTTCATGGAGGCAATTGACGTCAAGGCCGTGATCAAGCAGATACGCGCCCGGGGCAAGTTCGACGTGATCGTGATCGACACGCTGGCACAGGTCATGGCGGGCGGAAATGAAAACTCAGGCGAGGACATGGGACAGGTGCTGGCCTACTGCCGCGAGATCACCCGGCTCACGGGCGCGATGGTCGTGCTGGTCCACCACAGCGGCAAGGACGAGTCCCGGGGGGCCCGGGGATGGTCCGGCCTTCGCGCCGCAGCCGACTTCGAGATGGAGATCATCCGCTCGGACAACGACCGCGTGGCCACGGTCACCAAGATGAAGGGCGGGGAAGACGGCGGCGAGTACGGGTTCAAGCTGGAGACCGTCACGGTCGGCATGGACGACGACGGCGACATCGAGACGACCTGCGTGGTGGTCTACACCGACAGCAGCCGGGCCTCCGTGGCCGTCACCAAGGGGCCGAGCGGGGCGCGGCACAAGCTGATCCTCAAGGAGGCCACGCGGCTCATTGAGCTGGCCGAGTCCGGCGTTACTTTCAGCGAGGTGGTCGAGGTGGTCTGGCCACAGTACCCACGGGGCAACGAGAACAAGCGAGACCAGCGAAAAACCAACGTCGGACGCGACCTGCGGGACGTCATAGCGGCCGGGCATCTGGTCCAAAACGACGCCGGTGTGGTCAGCCTTCCAGATTAACCAAAGGAGAAACCTATGTCAGAAACCAAGTACGAAGTCCTAGCGCGCATGGACGCCGCCATCCTTTTCTTTGAGGACTCGGCGCGTAATTTACGCGAGATCAAGCAGCAGTGGCTGGAGGCGCACAACGAGTCGCCTACCCCAACAACGACCTTCGCAAAGCAGATTACGTCCCGCCAAAGGATGATCATTGATGCCGTGGTCGAGCTCCACAAATGGTCGGAATGGTCGGGTACAAAAATTACTCTCGGCTCGGTTATTGAGGCGGTTTTTCAACAGTACCCGCGCGGCGACGAGACCGCCAGAGACCAACGAAAAACCAACGCTAGGCACGACATTCGGGACGTCATTGCGGCCGGGCATCTGGTCCAGAACGACGATGGCGTGATCAGTTTGCCGGACGCGGGTGGCGTGTAAGTTTTTGCATGCTTGTAAAAAATAGCTTGCTTCATTGCTTCAAGATTGCTTCAGAAGCCTTCAGAAGCATGGCAGATTGCTTCATTCGCTTCACCCCCCTTTAGGGGTGAAGCATGAAGCAGAAGCCTGAAGCCAATTTGGTAATTATTTACAAAAACTATCGTGGTGGGATTTACAATAGAAACATTTTACAAATAAACGCTTGTAACATCCAAAAAGCGGGTACACTTCAGGCATCGCAACAACGCGATGACACACAAACACACAGGAGTTAAAAATGGCAAAAGCAGCAAAGTTGGTGGTGGAGTTGAACGAAGGTTCCGTGGATCGTCTGGGCATGTTGCTGGCACAGATCGCGGACCTGACCAAGGAAGCCGACGCGATCAAGGACGCGATCAAGTTGTCCGGCTTGTCGCACGAAGGCAGCTTCTTCAAGGCCACGCTGGTGGACATGGACCGCAAGGTCTTCGACAAGGAGTTCTTCGTCGCCCAGAACGGTGCCGAGGTCTACGACGCCTACACCAAGAACACCGTCTCCGTTTCCGTCCGCGTTACTTCCCGCTAAACCCCCCGCCCCCTCGGGGGCATCTTTTGAAAGACCTCATCATGATCCGTTTCGCAACCGCTTCCGCTCAGACCACCTTCCGCTCCACGAGCCCCCTGAGCAACGACCAGATCGCCTACCACGCGCCCAGCGTGATGGCCAGCGAGGCCCACCACTCCCGTGGTGAGCGCTACGCTTTCATCCCTACGATCCAAGTGATCGACGGCCTGCGTGCCGAGGGCTTCGAGCCCTACGAGATCCGTCAGACCATGGTCCGCAGCGCTGACAAGCGTGAGCACACCAAGCACATGGTGCGCATGCGTCACCTCGACTCGATTGCCACCAGCGAGGAGGTGCCCGAGATCATCCTGCTGAACAGCCACGACGGCAGCAGCTCGTACCAGATCATGTCGGGCGTGTTCCGCTTCGTCTGCAGCAACGGCCTGATTGCGGGCGATATGTTCAACAACATCCGCGTACGGCACAGCGGCCGCATCGTCGACGACGTCATCGAGGGCGCTACCCGGGTGCTGGAGGACGCCAAGCAGATCGGCAGCCGCATCGCCGACTACAAGGCCATCACGCTGGACCACGACGAGCAGGTCGCGTTCGCCAAGGCCGCAGGACAAGCCCGCTGGGGCGACGACGCCCCGGTCACGCCCTACCGCATGCTGACGGCCAACCGTTGGCAGGACAACAAGGCCGACCTGTGGACCACGTTCAACCGCGTGCAGGAGAACATGCTCAAGGGCGGCGTCTCTGGCCGCAGCGCCACTGGCCGTCGCATGACGACACGCGCTGTGGGCGGCGTCACCGAGAATGTCAAGCTCAACAAGGCGCTGTGGACGCTGGCCGATACCATGGCCGCCTTGAAGCTGGACAAGGCCACCGACGCGTTCGTCGAGGCCCACGAGCACGCGTACCTGTAAACCAACCCGGCCCCCTTCGGGGGGCCACAACCAAGGAGCCAGCATGGCCACAACAAAGAAAGCCCCGGCAACGCCCACAGAATCGGCTGTGGACAGCGTCCAGACCTACCGGATGCCCAAGGACGTCGCGGACTGGATTGAGGGCGCTACGGCCCGTATAACGTACCTGACGACGACCGTGGACCGGTTGAAGCAGGAGAACAAGGACCTGCGCATGGCCAACAAGGTCATGGAAGGCCGGGTTATGGGCAAT